GTGCATTAGTACAAGTTTACGATAAAGTAAACGATGAAAATCAAGTAAAAATGAAAAAGTTCTTACAATCTGCTCAAGGTTTACAACGTATGGCAGACTTTGCTCTTAGTAAACTAAGTTAATTCACAACTTAATTAAAATGAAAAATTTAATATTTACAATAGGTGCAGGTCACTGCAACAACGAATATACCAGTTGGTTGTTAAACCATTCACCTGACACCGGCAACAGACAGCGATATGCATATACACATTACGAAAGCGAATGGGGTACTCATTATAGAGCCCAAGATGATTGGATGCTAGAACAATATAATGAAGACGATAATCAACCTATGCGTCATAATATATTACGTGCATATACTCATACCGGTTTAAGAAATCCAGACTTCCCACACTTTCTAAAAAGAAAATTACTAGATAAATGGGTTGTTCGTTTATGTCAAATACATAAACATGATGCAATGTCTGTATATCTAAATGTACTAGATGTTTCAGAAAGTATAGATTATATTAAAAGCAAAGCACCAGAATGGGGTATAGATGTACATTTTGTAACTAGCTATTGGGATTTTGAATATTGTCCTGTAAGACATTATTATATTATGATGGAATTTGATCCGTCAAGTACAGACGAAGATCATCCAGATACACCAATTGATTTAGATTTTATGTGTGCATCTATTATAGATAGGCACAATGGAGAGTCATCGATAGCCGAATACCAAGACAAATTAGATTTAATAGCATTTCAAAGTGAAACAGATACTACACATTGGTTTGAAAAAGTAGGACTAAGACAGCCACATAATATGCAAAGAATAATCGAACATTATAGATTTTTAAATAAACCCACATCAGATATATTAAAAAAACTAAACACGTTAAGTTGGAAAGAAATAGAAGAACGTTATTGGAAGTGCAAAGACTGGAATACATTTCAACGAAAAGTAAGTCAATCTGGCACTACAGACTTCTTCAAGAAGCTTATTGCACCTAGGCTTATAGATAAGTAGTAATCTAGCTAGAGGATAAAATCATGCAATTTAATTATACAGTTGAAATGACCAGAGATTTGCTTAGTGGTAATAACGAAGCAGATGAATGGCATGAACACATTGTTTACATGCTTCCTAAGTATGATATTGATACTCCTGAACGAGTAGCAGGATTTATGGCACAATGTGGACATGAAAGTAATAATTTTCGTGTACTGAAAGAAAACTTAAACTATAGTGCTACTGCACTTGATAAGATTTTTGGAAAGTATTTTAAACGTGCAGGACGAGATGCACAACAATATCATAGGCAACCTGAAAAGATTGCAAATGTAATTTATGCAAATAGAATGGATAACGGCGACACAGCAAGTGGAGATGGTTATAAATTTAGAGGTAGAGGTATTATTCAACTTACAGGAAGATACAACTATACAAAATTTGCAAAAAGTATCAACACAGGATTACGAGCTACTGTTGAGTACTTAGAAACCAAACAAGGTGCATTAGAAAGTGCATGTTGGTATTGGGATACTAACGGACTTAATGCAATAGCAGATTCGCAAGACATTGTTAAAATGACCAAACGTATTAATGGTGGTACCATTGGACTAGCAGATCGCAAAAAACATTATAAACATGCATTAGAAGTGTTTGGTGGTGAGTGGACACCTCCTAAAGTAACACATAGTACTGTAAGAAAAGGTAGTAAAAATGCTACTGTAAAAGCAGTACAAAAAGTGTTAGGTGTTACAGCAGATGGAGATTTTGGCCCAGGTACAGAAGAAGCTGTTAAAGACTGGCAACGTAGACATGGACTTATACAAGATGGTATAGTTGGACCTTCTACATTGAAAGCGATGGGCATAACTTAATGTGGGAAATGATTGAAAGAATGGCGACTGATCGTCTTTGGATATACACCAGCATTGCTGGTGCTTTGTTTGGTGCCGCCTTTTTGGCATGGTTTCAAGGCACACGAGCAGGATTATGGTGTTATGCACAGTTTGATCGTTTCCTAGACTATTTGGTAGAACGTTGGGGTTGGACATGGTTACAACAACCAGATGATGCTTGGCGCCAACGTTATCCACGCATCACAGCAAAAATTGACGAACTAGAACACAGAATAAAAGAACTGGAAACTAATCCATATTTGTTTAATGAGGATAAAGATGACAGAAGTTAATATTAAAGATTGGCTAACACAAAAAATTAAAAAAGATTCAAAAGAAGAAAACGAACTTGTTGTCAAACAGCAAGTTAAAAAAAAGAGAAGGAGGACTACAGATGGAAATGATAAAAAAGTGGGCACAAAAAAGGCTAGAAGAACATAGCACATGGAACGGATTAGGATTTATCTTAGTAGGTCTTATAATTCTATTAGCTAAACCATTTGCAACTATAGTAGCATATTTGGCTATTGCCTATGGTGCTTATGCTATATACAGCAAATGGCCATAAAGTACTTGACACTAGTATAATCTAGTGTTAGTATAAGTGAATATTAATCAAAGGAGGGCAGTATGCCTACAAGAACGTATTCAAGCGACGAAATTACAAAACTTAAACAACTAGTATCAGAAGGTGTACAAACTACACAAGAGATTGATGCACTTAAAGAAGGCCTTCGTGAAACTGTAAAGGCTGTGGCTGAAGAACTAGAAACAAAACCTAGTGTGCTTAACAAAGCAATTAGGGTTGCTTACAAGCGAGACCTAGGTCAAACACAAGACGATATGGCACAACTAGAAGATATATTGGACGTAGTTGGACATAAAGATTAGTGCCATTTTATAGCGAGAACATTACAGAAAATCATCTTAAAAAAACAGAACGAGGGTACGGTCGTGCATGGGACGTAGTGTACGACTATATGTTAGCTAATAATAGTATAAAAAAATTAATGGAAATAGGTGTAGGAAGTGGCAAAAGTCATTTAGCATGGCTTGAGCTTTTTAAAGATGCACAAATTTATGGAATTGAAGTAGCATGGCCCATACTTCCACAAACTACAAATACATTAAAAAAACTATCCAAAGAAAATGAGTTAGAAGACGAAATTGTTGCTCGACAACTTGTTAATGCTCTAGAAAGCTGGCATAGATTTATTAGCATACCATTTGATGATCGTCTTAGATTACATATTATGTATAATGTAAATGCAAAACAAGAAAGTGTAATGCAAAGTATGTTAAAGGCACATGGTAACTTTGATGTTGTTATCAATGATAGTAAACATAGAACAAATACTACACAACTAATGTCGTTTTGGCGTAAATTAGTTGGCACTGATGGTGTATACTTTCAAGAAGAATTTTGTTCAACTATGAATGATGATTTTAAAATTAATAGATACCATGACTTCATAGCAAATAATCCAGATGATAAATCTTATTGGAGGGTGTTTGACTTTAGAGAAATTAGCACTGAACAACCAGAATGTAGTGTTTTAGGCATGTACACACAAAACCAAGGCATCTTGAATGCCGTTGATGAATCACTTGACAATTTTATAATAAAGTAGTAATATTAAAACATGAGTTATGTAGACGCATTCCACGATAAAGATCGCGATTGTATTCAAGTAGTTGAAAGGCGTGGCAGTGAACGCAGTTTTACTGAGTATCCTGCTCGTTATACTTTCTACTATAAAGATATAAAGGGTAGGTATTCAAGTATCTACGGCGATAAACTAAATCGCATTAGTGTTAACACACTTAAAAACTTCCAAAAAGAAAAGAAGATACACGGACACAAAAAGCTATTTGAGTCTGATATTAATCCTGTGTTTAAATGCTTAGAAGAACACTACATTAGTGAAGATGCTCCTAAGTTACACAAATGCTTTTTTGATATTGAGGTTGACTTTAATAAAGATAAAGGATTTGCTGATCCAGCAGACCCATTTAATCCAGTGACAGCTATTGCATTGCATTTAGATTGGATCGGCAAAACTATATGTATTGCTATTAAACCAAGTAAAATGGATAAGGAACGTGCTAAAGAAATTATGGCTGGATTTCCTGACAGTATATTAATGGATAGTGAATCCGAACTGTTAGCTACATTTTTGGATTTAATAGATGATGCAGATATATTAACTGGTTGGAATAGTGAAGGTTTTGATATTCCATATATGGTTAATCGTATAGCAAGAGTTCTTGGTAAAGAGCATACAAGACGTTTTTGTTTGTGGAACAAGTATCCACGACAAAGAGATTATGAAAAGTATGGTAAAGATCAAGTTACATTTGATTTGTATGGTAGAGTGCATTTGGATTATCTTGAACTATATCGTAAGTATACATATCATGAAATGCATAGTTATAGTTTAGATGCTATTGGTGAATACGAATTATCTGAACGTAAGACAGCATACGAAGGCACATTAGATCAGTTATACAACAATGACTTTGAAACGTTTATACAATATAATAGACAAGACGTTGAACTGTTGGTTAAACTAGATGCAAAGCTACAGTTTATTGATTTAGCAAACGTGTTGGCACATTCTAACACAGTTCTACTTCCAACAACAATGGGTGCGGTTGCAGTTACAGATCAAGCTATCGTTAACGAAGCACATAGACTAGGTAAAATTGTTCCAGATAGAACTAGACGTGGTGAAGAATATGCGGCCGCAGGTGCGTATGTTGCAAATCCAAAACGTGGTTGGCATGAATGGATTGGCAGTATTGACTTAAACAGTCTGTATCCAAGTATTATTCGTGCTTGTAATATGAGTACAGAAACTATTGTTGGACAAATAAGGCAAACTCGTACAAATGAAATGATTGAAGCAAGTCCTAGTTTAGCACAGGCTTGGGATGGTAAGTTTAATGCATTAGAATACGATTTAGTAATGAACAAAGATGTTGTTGAATTAATGAGTGTAGACTTTGATGATGGCAGACATATAGAAGGCACAGGTGCAGAAATATATGAACTTATATTCAATAGTGGACAGCCATGGAACTTAACTGCAAACGGCACAATATTTAAAACTGATAGCAAAGGTATTATTCCAAACCTGTTAGAACGTTGGTATTCAGAACGTAAAGAAATGCAGAAGAAAGCAAAAGACAATCAAGCAAGTGGCAATAAGATTGACTTTGAGTATTGGGATAAACGACAGTTGGTTAAAAAGATTAACCTAAACAGTTTGTATGGTGCGATCTTGAATCAAGGCAGTAGATTCTATGATCAACGTCTTGGACAAAGTACAACACTAACAGGTCGTTGTATTGCAAAACATATGGCATCGCAACTTAATAAGATTATTGCAGGTGATTATGATCACAAAGGCGAAGCTATTGTGTATGGCGATACAGATAGTGCATATTTTAGTGCATATCCATTACTAAAAGAGCAAATTAAACAAGGCGAGATTCAATGGGACAAGGATACTGCTATTAAATATTATGATGCAGTTTGCGAAGAAGTAAATGATACGTTTCCTGGTTTTATGAAACGTGCATTTAATGTTCCAAAGTCAGTAGGTAAAGTAATCGCGGCTGGTAGAGAAACTTGTGCATTATCTGGCATATTCATTAAGAAGAAACGTTATGCTATTTTGGTATATGATAATGAAGGCTATAGAGAAGATAGTGATGATAATCCTGGCAAAGTTAAAGCAATGGGTTTGGATCTTAAACGTAGTGACACACCAGCTTTTATGCAAGAGTATCTTAAAGAATTGCTATTACTTACACTTACAGGTGGTACTGAAGAACAAGTGCTTGAAAGTATTAAAGAGTTTAGAACTGCTTTTCGTGAACGCCCAGGTTGGGAAAAAGGTACACCTAAGCGAGTTAATAACTTGACAAAACATACTAAGGTATATGAAAAAACCGGCAAATGTAGCATAGGTCATGCTATGGCCGCAATTAATTGGAACAAGATGCGTACTGTAAACAGTGATGCTTATAGTGTACAAATAACAGATGGTATGAAAACTATTGTATGTAAACTAAAAGATAATCCACTAAAAATGACAAGCATTGCATATCCAATTGATGAAGCAAGAATTCCTAAGTGGTTTCAAGATCTGCCATTTGATCACGATGCAATGGAAGACACCATTATTGACAACAAAGTTGAAAATCTTATTGGTGTTATGAACTACGACTTGGGCAGAAGTAAACTAAAAAACACATTTGAGGATCTTTTTAGTTTTGAATAGTGTTGACAAACACAAAATAATCATGTATAATGAAACAATTACAAACCGGAGACGAATATGAAAGATACAATATTTGATATAGTTAAGCATACAGCAGGACTTGGTTTTATCGAACAGGTAAAAGTAAGTGGTGATGATGCAGAAACTACATTGCAGGCCGCAGATACAGATCGTACTGTAGTGCTTAATGCAAAACTACATAAACCAGTAACTGAATTTAATGGAGAATTTGGTATGGGTAACTTGGCATTCTTAAATGGTATTTGCAGTTTGCCAAACTATAAAGAAGATGATGCTAGTGTTGAAGTTAACAGAAGAGAACGCAATGGTGTTGAAACACCTGAAAGTTTAAAGTTTAAAGATGGTTCTGGCAATAACGATACGTATAGATTGATGAGCAAAGAGATCATCGAGCAAACACTTAAAACACTCAAGTTCAAAGAGCCTAACTGGGACGTTACATTTGAGCCAAGTAAAGCAAAAGTAAGTGAGCTTACACAAGTTGCTAGTATCTATGGTGGTATTGAACCAAACTTTAGTGTTAAAACTGAAGATGGTAATTTAATTATTACATTAGGTAGTAGTGAAGGTGGGTTTTTAGGTAAACGTACTTTTGCAAATAATGTAGAAGGTGAAATTAACGAAGGCTGGAGTTGGCCACTTAATCAAGTATTAGCAATTCTTAAACTTGGAATGAGTGGAATGTGCAATATGAAAATTTCAAGTGCAGGTGCATTGATGATTTCAATTGATAGTGGACTTGGTGTTTACGATTATGTTTTGCCGGCGAACACTAAATGAAGCAAGTAAATTTAACAGAACGCAACAAAGACTATGCAGTATTTTTACCTAGTATAAGTGGATTCTATCAAACTTTTATTAGTAAGCAACAAGAAACTGGTAATTATATCGAACAAGATCGTATACCAGCAT